CACATAACTTCCGCCGCGCCCCCGGCTTCTTCGATATTGTTTGTTACACCGGGACGGGTTCCAACCTTGCCGTGACGCATAACCTTGCTGTTGCGCCAGAACTCATAATTTGGAAAGCTCGCAATGCTGGCACTAACTGGATTGTTGGTTTTGACTTTACTTCTACAACAAGTAAAGTTATAAATTTAGATACTACTGGCTCTAGCACGACTAGAACTTATCCAACCGGAGAAGTATCTACTCAGCCAACAGCAACTACCGTGACAATGGGTAATGCCAACACTCGGCAGTCCGGCGACAACTATGTAATGTATCTCTTTGCTTCTCTTACAGGGATCAGCAAAGTAGGCAGCTACACCGGCACCGGCACCACGCTGAGCATTGACTGTGGTTTCACTAACGGCGCACGGTTTGTCCTCATCAAGCGCACCGATAGCACCGGCGACTGGTACGTGTGGGACACCGCTCGCGGCATCGTGAGTGGCGACGACCCCTACCTGCTGCTCAACTCCTCAGCAGCAGAAGTCACCAACACCGACTACATCGACCCGCTGAGTTCTGGCTTCCAGATCAGCTCCACCGCCCCTGCCGCCATCAACGCAAACGGTGGCAGCTACATCTATCTCGCCATCGCCTGAGGCCAGCCATGGAACTCCGCAACCGCACCACCGGCGCACTAATCACCGATCAACAGCTTCGCGCCGACAACCCCAACACCTCGTTTCCCCAGGTGCTGACGCCTGAGATCATCGACAGCTTCGGGTATGACCCGGTGCTGGAAGGTCCGCAGGCAACCACCATCCCGCCGTACCAGTACAGCCAACGCGATGGCGTGGTCGAGATCAACGGGCAGTGGTTCACGCACTACATCGCCGGTCCCGTCTTCCAGGACTACACCGACGATCAAGGCGTGGTGCATACCGCTGCTGAGCAGTACGAGGCCTACTGCTTCGCCAAGGATGCTGAGCAAGCCAAGGCAGTGCGTGACGAGCGCAACCGCAAGCTGGCTGAGTGCGACTGGACGCAGTTGCCCGATGCACCGCTAAATCCAGAAGCCAAAGCGGCTTGGGCGTTTTACCGCGAAAATCTGCGTATGGTGCCAGATCAACCTGGTTTCCCCTGGAACGTCCAATGGCCACCGCAGCCGTCATCGGCCTCAGCTTCTTAGTCCTAATGGGCTATAGCCTGTTGGCAATCAACCCAAGGGAGGATGACTAATGGCTGTAAAGAGTAAAACCGCTTTAGGACGCTTGGAGCATAAGGCTGGACGCCCAAAGACGACCCGCCAAGGTTATGGACAACACTCACGCCCGCACCGGCGTGGCAAGAAAAAACTAGTTGGGCAAGGACGCTAACCTACTAAAAAGGTCAGCAGTATGCCTCGCAATGGACAACCACGAAGAGGTGTACAGCGCCGCGCCAGAACACCCCAATCCATTTAACCAAGCCGTACCAGCTCTCTTGACTGCAGCAGTCATCGGGCTGGGCGGTCTTTTTATGCAAGTCGCCAAACTCGATCAATCCGTCAGTACCGTAGCTGCCGATATCCAAGAACTGAAAAACGACTCAAAAGAACGCCTTAGCGATCTAGAAAATAGAGTTCGACACATCGAAATGACTGTAGGTACTGCAAAATGAGCGTCCTCAACACTACCGACTTCGGTAACGGGTACAGTCTCGACCAACTAGAAAATGAGCGCGGTGAACTGTACTATCGCGCCTGCAAGGACAGCATTTGCCGTTATGCCGAAGACCACTACATCGCAATGATGTACCTCGAAGGTATGGGCTGGGACTCTAAAGCAGACCTCCAGTAATCCACTGCACAATCGCATCTTCTCGATGCGGTTCCCAAAACGGCTGGTTTCTGTACCACTCAATCCAATCCTCGGCGGACTTTGAAATGTTGCACCCGAAGCAGCAGGCCACCAAATTCTGCTGGTGCGTATGACCACCCCGAATTTTGGGGTGCACGTGATCCAGCGTTGCTGATCGGCCCAAATCCTCAGCGCAGTAGGCGCACTTGTTGTGCCAGTGCTTAAGAATTGACTGCCTGAACCGTGCCTTTGCTTCTTTTTTGTTTAAGTATTGGCCATCCTCGATCCGATGGTCCATACCCAGCAGTGACTCTTCAGAATGTAGCGGTAGAAACTATTACGTGCCCGGATTCTCTTCTTTAGTACAGCTAAACTCAGAGAAAGCTCCCGCTTGTATGACCGAGCAACAAATCGCCATTGCCGCCGTTGTCGTAGCTGCCGGTTCCGAAATCATCGGCATGAGCGGCCTGCGCTCCAACAGCTGGATCCAACTGGGACTACAGGCCTTAAAGCTTGTCTTCCCCAAGCGTCGCCGCTGAATTTTCCGAGGGCCTTGTGATGACAACCAATAAGCTCCGTCTAAACGACTTATTCCGGTTCTACAAAGGACTGCCTCATCAAATGGCGGCAATCACAGAACTGGAAACCGCCATCAACAAAGCCAACCCCTACATCCTGGGCCGCGACCAAGGCTGGTTCAAAACCTGGAGCGTTGCCGGCAAACAAAGCACCTTCCCCAACAGTTGGGAAGGAATCCTTGAAGCCGCCCGCGTCGCTGGTGCCAAATTTCCAGAACTTGTATCCGCCCAATGGGCACTGGAATCCAGCTACGGAAAACTCGTTTCTGGCAGAAACAACTTCTTCGGCCTAAAAGGTGAAGGTAGCGACAAAAAAACCCAAGAATTTATTAACGGCCAGTGGGTAACAATCACTGACAGCTTTATCGACTTTCCCGATCTGCTGTCCTGCGTGATGTACCTTGTCGACCACTGGTACAAAGACTATAAAAATTACAAAGGCTGTAATAATGCTGCGACGCGCGAAGAAGCAGCCAAATGGTTACACAAAGAAGGTTACGCAACAGACCCCAACTACCCAGGCAAGTTGATCGAACTGATGACCCAGCACGTGGGCACGAAACCCCTAGTCGCACCAAAAGAAAAAATCCTCAAAGTCGCCTACGAATACCAGCTGGGGCCTGACGATGGAGCAACTGGCTATCGCCAGTGCTTTAGCTCTAGCTGTGCAATGGTGGCCCGCTATTACGGCAAGATCTCAGGCGACTACGAGTACAACAAAATCCGCGCCCGTTTCGGTGACACCACCGATCCCAAAGCACAAATCGCCGCATTGAAATCTCTGGGACTGACCGCCACCTTCGAGATGGATGGCACAGTCGAGGATCTAGAAAGCGAAATCACTCACGGTCATCCTGTTCCAGTCGGCTGGTTACACAAAGGCCCAGGAGCCAACCCTTCGGGTACCGGTCACTGGAGCGTTGTGATCGGTTTCACACCGACGCATTTCATCCACAACGACCCATTTGGTGAGGCAAACCTTACCGCTGGCGGGTACACCAGCAACAAGGGAGGCGCGGGTATCGCCTATTCGCGCAAGAACTGGCTGCCTCGCTGGCTCATCGAAGGCAACGACACGGGCTGGCTCATGAAAATCCGCCCTAAGTAGCCATGCGCCCTATCGAACACAGCCCCGAATCCAGCTTCCACAAAGCTGTGACGGACAAGTGGCTGGTCGATCTTTTCAACCGCCAAGACTATCGCGGCCTCCTTGAAGCCGCCTTAGTGTTAAACACGCTCCAACAGCTAGAAAGAACAAAATCGGCCTGGGCTATCCGCGAAGCCGCTGATAACCTGGCCGATCAATTCGGAATGGACCGGGACTCCGCCTAAGGCAGAAGCTTTTTACACAGACACAGAACTAGGAGACAGATCACCCAGTACGCCGCTACTAGATACAGCGCCACCAGAAGGTTTTCCATCAGCCACCCACTGTTGGTACAGACCCGTGTACAAGTTACACATCGGGTGGTCCTTCTTATCGCGTCCGTACTGGATATACAGCGAATCAAGAAAATCCTGCCGCTGCTGATCCCCACAGATACGCGCCCAGTTCTGCTGGAACAGCTCAGTCTTTGAGTTGGTCACGTTTAGCCTCCGCAAGTTTCAGATTCCGCCGAGCCGTCTCTTTCGGCCCCCGCGTTGAGCGCACCAGCCTAGGCTTTTTTGCCACCGGCTCCGGCACTTCTACTTTGCAGTTCGGGTAACGATTCGTGGCAAACGTAATCGCCTGCTGGAGCGACTCCGCCCGAATCAAATCCCGCATTGCCCCCTGCCCAGGCAGCCAAATCTTCAGCTCGAACAGTTTCGTCTTCTCTGCACTGGTACGTGAGCGGCCTTCACCGAGGCGCAATTCCGGATCGAGCTGTTCCTGGAACGACACTATTTCCATGACCGGGGATAGGCGGGTTCATCAACGCTATGCACAGCAACGTTGCTGTTAACGCACTGAGCAACAACTCTCGCCGCAGCGACAGCTCGTTCATATGTGACCCACGAGGATGCATCCTCCTTGGATGCGGTGAGACCAATTCCTTGACCAGGGCCGTAAACCGCCGTAACCCAGCGATCCTCGACCATGACGACATAGCGCGTCATTGCTTTTGAGTGACTACTGTGTGAATCTAGTGCTTCCGCTTAGCCTGCGGCTGTATGTATAGAAACACAACTGAGTCTCATGCGTCAGTTTCTGACACATCTCCTTCTTGCTTGGAGCGCATCCTTCCCTGCACCCGCCGCTGCACCGACTCAGCCCAAGCAGCCTTATCAGCAGCTTCCGCAGCCTTGTAATCCGAAACTGGAACAGCCTTCTCCAAAGCGGCGTAAACCATATCCCGCAACATTCCAGTTACCCGCTTGCCCTCACTGGCTGCAAGCTGCTCAGCCAACTTGTACCGATGACTGTCGAGCAGCAGCTGACAATAAATTTTTGATCCGTGCTTCAGCGGCATTGCTGACTCTCTAGTCTCCTACACAGTAGCATACTGCGACACATTAGACGCGCCAGCGCACATCCTCATCCACGTCCTTGCGCCACGAGTTCGACTGCGCCAACCGCGCTTCAGTCCTCTGCTGCCTGGAACCCTTTCGCACCTGTCTCGCAAACTCTAAAAATGCGGCCATCCGATGCAGATCACTGGTCTTGGCCAAGCGAATCTCCCGCATCAACCATTCCATCACCATTTCACGGCCTGTGCGGGCTGGACTCATGCGTCTAACTCTGAGACTCGCAAGATCGACTGAACGTGCTGATCAGGGCAAAGCTCCAGAGCCCTCATCCTTGCGGAGAAAGCATCTGGAGCAATAACAAACAGGTCGTGCGTACCCCCGTGACGCGGGTGCATCCTGACCCGATACTCGTATTCCGCAACGACCTGTTCAGCGGTCACTTTGCTTTATCCCAGCTATCCCCGACCTTAGCCTCGGCAAGCGGAGGAATCTCACCCAACCACTTCGCTTCCGCCTCCTCCATCACAGACTGCAGCTGGAGCGCCCAAGCATTTGCGTGTTCTTCGGCAACGAGCAAGACGATTTCGTCATGCACCACGCCGGCCAAACGCACCACGTCCTCCCCGTCTGCGTGGAGCAACGGCCACAACTTGCCGAGCGTGAGTTTGAGGACTGCCGCACCAGCTCCTTGGATTGGTGTATTGCAGCGCGTTGTGAGTTTATTGTTTTCACCCGGTAAAAACCTCCGCAAGCCCGAGATGCGTATGCGGATAGATGGATTGTCCTTAGCCGCATCAGCATCGCGAGCATTTTTGCGCTGCCATGCGGAGATGCCTTTATATGCAGCGTGGAAC